CTGCTGCGACAAGGAACAACAACTGGCCCGTGGCCCTTGTTCCAAACCCCATCTCCAAAAGCTTGAGATTCAATAGCGCCGATAGTGCTTACTTGAACCGTACACCTAGCGTTGCTGGAAACCTTAGAACTTGGACTTGGTCGGGTTGGGTTAAGAGAAGTGCTTTAGGTGGTGCGGTAGTTCGATTGTTTAATGCAAATGATTCGGGAAGTCCGTTTTTACAAACATCTCTACGATTTGATACAGACCAACTGCGATTTTATAACGATGCAAATAGTACAGCAGATGTAAAATCATCAGCGGTTTATCGTGACGCATCGGCGTGGTATCATATTGTGTGTGCAATAGATACTACACAAGCAACATCTTCTAATAGAGTAAAACTTTATGTCAATGGCTCTCAAGTAACTGCGCTTGCAACTGCTACATATCCAAACCAAAACACGGATATGTATGTTAATGCCGCAAGAGCACATCAAATTGGGTCAAGCGTAACTCCATCTCAGTTTTTTGATGGCTACCTAACCGAAATCAACTTTGTAGATGGGCAAGCCTTAACCCCATCATCATTCGGCATGACCAACCCACAGACGGGTCAATGGATTCCTCTTAAGTATTCAGGAACCTACGGGACTAACGGGTTCTACTTGAACTTCAAGGATGCGACCTCGACCACTACGCTGGGCTACGACTACTCTGGCAACGCTAATAACTGGACTACTAACAACTTTAGCGTGACTGCTGGTGCTGGCAACGACAGCCTTACGGATGTACCTACCCCGTGGGTTGCGTATAACACCACAGGCGATGTAGGCGGGGTTGTAAGGGGGAATTACGCTACTTTGAATCCTTTGATTGCTACGGCCACTTTATCAAACGGAAACTTAGACTTTTCGCAAGGCAACACAAAAACTGCTGCCTCTATGGGTGTTACATCAGGCAAATGGTACTGTGAAGCAACTTGTAACACAACCGCTAATAGGTTGTTTGCGGTCGGCGTGGCTAAAGTAGGCGATAACTCTGCCTTCAATTTGTTTGCAAGCGGTGTTGGTTATTACGCTGACGATGGGTCTAAATATGTTGATGGTACAAACTCAGCATATGGAGCAACTTATACGGCTGGTGACACTATCGGCATTGCTTTAAACATGGATGCAGGAACTGTTACATTTTACAAGAATAATACTAGCCAAGGTTCCATTAGCCTTCCAACGTCATCGCAGGGCTATTACCCATTAGCAATTCAGGCGGGAAGCAGCTCTACATCCGCAACTTGGACAACCAACTTCGGTCAACGCCCATTTGCGTATACGCCCCCAACAGGATTCCGTTCACTATGTACCACTAACCTACCAGCAACGGCTATTGGCTTTGGGCTGACGAATCAGGCTGGGAAGTATTTCAATCCGGTGTTGTACACGGGTAATGGTGGCACGCAAACGGTAAGTGGTGTTGGATTCCAGCCAGATTTGACATGGGTTAAAGACAGGTCAGCGGCAAATAGTAATTGGCTTAATGATGCAGTACGTGGTGCTGGCTTATCGCTTTCAAGTAACACAGGCGAAGAAGAAAAGAGTTACGCAGCATACTTCACCGCTTTTAATAGTGATGGATTTGCATTGGCTGGTGGCACGGGTGGATTTAACGCAAATGGTGATGCTTACGTAGCATGGAACTGGAACGCTGGAGGTTCAAACGTCACAAATACATCTGGCTCTATTACCAGTACAGTAAGAGCAAGCACTACTAGTGGGTTCTCGGTTGTTACTTATACGGGTAACGGTTCTGCTGGCGCAACATTTGGACATGGTCTTGGCGTTGCGCCAAGCATGGTTATTGTAAAAAATAGAGGTGCAGTTACTGATTGGTTAATCTACCATACCTCTTTAGGCGCAACTAAAAGTATTGCTTTTGATACAGCAGCCGCAATTACTTCATCAACCAGATGGAACGACACAGCACCGTCTTCTACGCTGATTACTTTAGGAACATCTAGCGGTGTAAACGGAAGTACTAATACATACGTAGCCTACTGCTTTGCCGCAGTACCGGGGTACTCTGCCTTTGGTTCGTATACTGGCAACGGAAGTGCTGATGGCCCGTTTGTGTTCTGCGGGTTTAGGCCGAGATACATAATGCGAAAACGCACAGATTCTACAGGTAGTTGGATAGCGCAAGATTCTGCAAGACCGGGATATAACGCTACAACACCCTACACAAGCGTTCTTTATCCAAATGCCTCTGATGCAGAGTTAAGTTATAACGAAATTGACATTTTGAGTAACGGTTTTAAGATTCGCGCCACTGATACGTTCGGCAATGCGTCTGGTGGAACCTACATCTACGCCGCCTTTGCCGAGTCACCCTTTCAATTTGCTAACGCACGATAATTTTTTAAGGAGAACATTATGTTCGCAGTAGTTCAAAACGGTAACATCGTTCAACTCATCCAGCCGGATGTAGCCTTTGTCATTGGCGAGAAGCAATACTCAGCCAGATTTATCCGCAACGCTACCGAGGCAGAGCGCAAGTCTGTTGGTGTCTACGAGGTCATCTACGGTGAGCAACAAGACCAGCGGTTCTACTGGGTAACTGGCCCGTCCTACCGTGTCAACGAGACAAACCAGACGGTTGAGGCTACCTACACCGCTACTCCCAAGGCCCTTGAGGACAGGTTAGAGACCAAGGAAGACGGCACGCCTCTGTTTGTGCAGACCTACAACGCCCAGACCCAACAGATGGAAGATACAACCGAACAGGTTGTTACTAAGGGTCTCAAGTCACAGTGGATCGCACAAACCAAAGCCGCTGCTAACTCAGCACTAGCCGCAACCGACTGGATGGTGATCCGCAAGGCAGAAAGAAACATCGACATTCCCGCCGAAGCAGCCGCAGACCGGGCCAAGATCATCGCTGACTGCACGGCTAAAGAAGCGGCAATTGCTGCCTGCACAACGGTTGAGCAGTTAATGGCTGTAGTCTAAGGAGCGGATAGTGAAAGCTATAATTGAAGCAGTAAGCATTGATGGCCAAGTATCTCCAAAGCATGAGTTGGAGATATTTTGTCCAAACTGCGGTCGTGATGTAGACCAGGCAGAGCTTGCTGCTCAAGTCTGTAGCGACTGCAATTCTAGTCTTTCTGAACCGAAACAAAGCGTGGCAATCCACGTAACTACACTGCCTTCTGCTGGTGGCGGTGTAATGTAGCTATGGGCTTTTGGGCATTTACTTTTATTGGACTCCTGTTACTGTTAACGTCTTTGTCCTTCTTCACATGGAGCCTTTAAATGTCTCAGTTGCCAGATCCGGGAAATCCGGCAGAAGTCGCCCGTTCGGCGTTAGGTGGCATAAAAGAAGCCCTCAAGGTTGGTCGAGAGATCAAGGACACGGGCAGGGAAGTCAGCAACTTCTTGGACGAGGAAGCCAAGGCTAGGGTTGCGTGGAAAAAGAAGCAGTTACAGTTACAAAGGCGGGGCGATTTAGTATTTGTTGATGCAGCCAACGAGTACCGTGAGGTCCGTAAGATCCGTGCAGCCGAAGAGGGTATGTACCAGGACATGGAGCGGGAGTTTGGCAGGCAGGCGGTCACGGAGGTTAAGGCTTTAGTTAGCCAGATGCGTAAGGAACGCAAGATGCTTGACCACGAGTTCCAACGAGTACGGCATGAAGAGCGGTTGATTTGGATTTTGATATTTACGGTTGCGGCAATTTTTTACGGGATTCTTAAAGCGACGGGAGCGTGGTGATGTTACCAATAGCGGCATTGCTATCAATAGGCGAAAAAGTTTTAGACAAGGTTCTTCCTGACCCCGCCGCAAAGGCAGAGGCTCAGGCCAAGCTCATGGAGATGGCTCAAAAGGGTCAGCTCGCCGAGCTTGAGGCAATGACAAAAGAGATGGACTCGGCTCGCAGGCGCGAGATCGAGATTGCCACCAGCCAGTTTGCTCCTACTATAAATAAGATTATTACCCCGGTCTTGGCGCTTGGAACGGTCAGCCTAACCTTTATATTGTTCCTGGTCATCATTTTTGCCGAGGTCAATGCCAACTCCAAAGACATTTTGATCTACGTTCTTGGCGCCTTGACCTCTGCCATGACCATGGTTTTAGGCTATTACTTCGGCTCCAGTCAGGGCAGTAAGGAAAAATCCTTACAACTTGACGAAATTATGGACAAGAAGAAATGAACTTGACCGCTAACTTTACTCTTGCCGAGATGGTAAAGTCTGATACTGCATTGCGGCATGACATGGATAACACCCCTGGGGAGATCGAGATTGAAAACCTTAAAAGATTGGCTGAGAAGGTTCTTCAGCCTGTTAGAGAACATTACCAAAGAGGCGTCAAAGTCAACTCGGGCTTCCGCCATCCGGACGTCAATGCCAAGGTCGGAGGCTCGAAAACGAGCGATCACTGCAAAGGCCAAGCAGCGGACATCGAAATCCCAGGCATCCCGAACGCGGACCTCGCCAAGTGGATCACAGAAAACCTCGACTTCACGCAAGTCATCCTCGAGTTCTACACGCAAGGGGTCCCGGACAGCGGCTGGGTCCACGTCAGCTACGACCCGCAGAACCTCAAAAAGCAAAGCTTAACAGCCGTCAAAAAAGATGGTAAAACGGTGTATCTACCAGGACTTGTTGCTTAAATGGCCTATTTTCGTCTAGCCCTAAAACCCGGCATCGATAAACAGAACACCGAATACGGCGCTGAGGGCGGCTGGATCGATGGGGACTACATTCGGTTCCGTTACGGCTTGCCAGAAAAGCTTGGCGGCTGGACCCCGTTTAGTGGCTCAGAGGTATATCTCGTTGGCATGGCCAGCGAAGTGTTTACTTGGAACGACCTAAACGGCACGCCATATACCATGGTTGGGACGGACAGAAAGCTGTACGTCACCAGCGGCGGCGCGTGGGCAGACATTACACCTATCCGGGCAACGACCGCTCCGGGAGGCGTGACCTTTGCTGCCACAAACGGAAGCAACATCATTACGGTTAGTGACCCTGCTCACGGAGCGATTACCGGGGACTTTGTAACGTTCTCCGGCGCCGTGAGCCTTGGTGGGAACATAACGGCCAGTGTATTAAATCAGCAGTTCCAAATCCAGCAGGTTACTGGATCAGGCACCTACACTATTTTAGCAGGGGCCACGGCCAACGGATCAGACTCTGGTAACGGAGGCGCATCCGTGGTAGGTACTTACCAGATCAACGTTGGAGCAGCCGTAAGCTATTTCGACTTTGGCTGGGGCACAGGAACCTGGGGCTTATCTACCTGGGGCACCCCTCGTCCGGCCTCTGCGGCAACGGCCCTGTATTCAAGGGTTTGGCAGTTTGACAACTACGGCGAAGATGTTATTTGCCAGTTAGTAAATGGTGGAATTTATATTTTTGATACAAGTGTCGGGGCGCTTGTGGGTAATCCTGCCACGGCTATTGCGGGGGCTCCAACAAAAAGCAAATATGCTCTTGTATCCACGCCCGATAGACACCTGGTGTGCTTTGGAACGGAAGAAACGATTGGAAGTCCAGGTACTCAAGATCCGATGTTCGTTCGGTTTTCAAACCAAGAGGATATCAATACCTTTACGGAGTCCGCGACCAATACCGCTGGTGGCCAGCGTCTAACTGACGGAAGCCAGATTGTTACGGCTGTACGGTCTCGTGGACAGATACTGATATTTACCGACACTTCCGTACACGGCCAGCAATTTGTTGGGCCACCCTACACCTTCGGCTTTACTCAGCTAGGTGCTAACTGCGGCTGTATTGGCCCGCATGCGGCGGTGGACGTAAACGGCTTGGCCTTCTGGATGGGCACGGAAGCATTTTACATGTTTGACGGTACGGTCAAAAAGATGCCCTGCACGGTCCAAGACTATGTGTTTAAGGACATTAATCTTGTACAAGGGACCAAGACCCATGCTGGGGTCAACTCACAATTTAACGAAGTAACTTGGTGGTATTGTTCTTACACCAGCGACTACATCGACCGTTTTGTGACCTATAACTACCTTGAAAATGTGTGGTCAATTGGAACAATGCCCAGAAGCGCTTGGGTAGACATCGGCACATACGACAAGCCGCTTGCTTCCGATTATTTACAAAATAGCACTGCCACGCCGACGGGAGCGACCATCTATGGGTTGACTGCTGGCCGGTCACTGGTCTTCAACCAAGAGGATGGCGTCAATGGAAATGGTTCGCCAATTACTGCATCTATTAGGTCTGGCTACTTTGATATTGGTGACGGTGACAATATGCTCTATATGCGCCGCTTTATCCCAGATTTCAAAAATCAGGTGGGCAATCTCACGGTACGTCTGTTGCTGCGACCATATCCTCAAGCCACGGCAAGCCCCTCCTCGCTCGACCCGTATATCATTACGCCGACTACGCAAAAGGTGGATACCAGAGCAAGAGGACGCCAAATAAGTTTAGGGATTGAGAGCTCTGATCTCAACACAAACTGGCGCTATGGCACGTTGCGGGTTGATATCCAACCGGATGGCTTGAGATGAGCAAGATATTTAACGTTCGTCTACCCGATGCTTTTTCTCCTGAATATGATCCGCAAAAGTTTAACCAGCTTGTGCGGTCTTTGGAACAAATTGTTCTTCAACTTAATAGCGCATACTCACCTACTGTCACAGAAGACAAGGACACAGCATATGCATGGCACGGGGATGGCGGAGGATCTATGGATATTAGCGGTTTAACTATTCCTGTTTCTATAGGCGGGACCAACACTGATGCGTTTGGAAGACTGCGCGTTTCCCAGCCCTACACCCTTTTTGACAGCCAGAACCGCTACGCGGCTGATAATCAATTTGACGTTGCAACCACTGGAACAGGCACTACGACATTCCTGTCTAATGAAGCCGCTATCAAGATGGAAGTTACCAGTGGCGGCGTAGGTTCTGTTACACGCCAGTCATTCCGTTCTTTTCCATACCAACCGGGTAAAGGCTTGTTGGTACTTGCTACCTTTGTGATGGACAGCAGCACTAGCGCTAATCTGACTCAGAGCGTTGGTTACTTTAACGACAGCAATGGTGTGTTTTTTAAGCGAACTGGATCAACCAATTCGTTTGTGTTGCGTTCAAATTCAGCACCCACTCCAGGAACTCCAAGCGATGTCCGCACGGTTAACCAGTCTAGTTGGAACGGCGACAAGTTAGACGGATCTGGTCCATCGGGGCTAACTCTTGACACAACAAAGGCTCAGATTCTATGGATGGACTTTGAGTGGCTTGGGGTAGGTTCGGTGCGTTGTGGGTTCATTATTGACGGGCAATACATTGTCTGTCATACCTTTGAAAATGCCAATGAAGTTACTGGCGTCTACATGACCACGGCCATTTTGCCGGTACGTTATTCGATTACTACAACCACTGCTGCGGTTGCTGCTTCAATGAAGGCTATTTGTTGCACGGTTATATCTGAAGGTGGTTTCGAGCAGACTTCGATTGACCATGTAGCAAGGCGAACCACAGTCTTTACTAACATAGATACTGCTTCTACTTTTTACCCAATTGTGTCTATTCGTTTAGCATCTGGGCGCACAGGGGCGGTTGTTTTGCCTAACCGGACACAGTTTTTACCTATTACTAACCAAAACTACGAAGTTGTTCTACTTAAGAATCCAACACTTACCGGAGCAACTTGGGCGGCTACCGTGGATTCAGACACAAACGTGCAGTATGACGTAGCGGCTACCGCCATTTCAGCCATAGGAACAATCGTCCAGACGGATTACATTACATCCTCGGGCAGTGGTGGGGTCTCCCAAACAAGCCTTCCGAACGCCTACAACTTTGATTTACAGTTGGGGGCAAGCATTGCCGGGGTAAGTGATATTTATACCCTTGGTGTCCGGACTGTGGACGGAGCCACCAAAGGAAGCGGGGTTGGGTCTATATCATTCTTTGACTTGACTCAGTAAGGCTTGACATGGCAAATAAATATTTTAGGAAATACTCCATACCCAGCGCAGCCACTGAGACTACGTTATATACGGTCCCGGCTGCCAATGCCACGGTCGTCAGATCTCTTCGGGTTACAAACGCTGGATCCGGCTCGGCTACCATTACTGTAAGCCAATACGCCCAGGGAGATGCGACTCCCCATTATTTGCAAAGGGTTAGGCCTTTAGCGGTTAACGCCACATTTGATGTATTTAACGGGATTCCCTGTGTTTTAGAGGCGGGGGACGTTTTAAAAGTTGAGTCGTCCGTGGCCAGCACCCACTTTTATTTGTCTTATTTAGAGATGGACAGAAACTAATGAAATGCGTGATAATAACCGCCATATCCGCGTCCTTTCCCGACGCGCGGCCCTATGAGGCTATTGGCACAAACTGGAAAGGATAAAAATGGAAGACCAAGGAATCATGGCGCTCCCCGCAGGAGGCATGCAAGCACCAACCGCACAACCCCCAGCACCGGGTTTTGATCCAGCCACAGCGGCTGCCTTTGAGCAGGTTCGTCAGCAAATCGATCCTCGTGAGTTCGGCCAGGAGTTACTTTCAGCCGCTGAACAAACTGACCCTGCTGCAGTGCAACAATTTAAACAAGCCATTGAGCGCATGCAGCTTCCGCCAGAAGTTATTGATGCTCTGGGGCAGATGGTAGATGCGATTCTTGCTGAACCTCAAAATTATGCACAAATTCGCCAGGAATTTATAAACGAGGGCGTCCCAGAGGATCTGCTTCCACCTGAGTTCGATGCAGTTTACTTTGGTGCCATGAACCTTGCTTTAGACCAGATGTCCGGGTCAATGCAGTCCATGAACGTTCAAAAGTTTGCTGAGGGCGGGATTGCCACCCTAACCCCGATTGCCAAAATGCTTTCTAGCTACGGCAGAAACGGCGATACCATGCTGGCCCACATCACACCAGCAGAGGCACGGATGCTTCGCCGTCGAGGGGGCTCAGGCACTATTAATCCGATAACTGGTCTTCCAGAGTTTTTTTTAAAGAAAGTAGCTAAGGCTGTTGGTAATACCCTTAAATCAGTGGGCAAAGCAGTTAGCGGCGCCGTCAAGGGCATAGTCAATGGGGTCAAGGACTTCGCTAAGTCTTCTGTAGGCAAGATTGTTACTTCTGTTGCCTTGGGCTTTTTCTTAGGACCCGCTGCGGCAGGTCTTCTGGGCGTTAGTTCAGTAGCGGGTGTTGCCGCAGTAAGTGGCTTTGTTGGCGGCTTTGGCTCAAGTATTTTGGCTGGAAACAGTTTTAAGGATTCTTTAAAGAATGGCGCGATCGGTGGCGTAACTGCTGGCGCTACGGCAGGGATAACTGGCGGAATGGGTGCATTTGAATCAGGCTCCTACGCTGGGCCCACCACAGTAGCTGGCCAGTGGGATAAGGCAATAAATAGTGGTAAGTCTCTCCTTGGTATTTCAACGCCCTCAACTGCTGGTACCTCCATTTCTGCCGAACAATTAGGAACAGCAGTAGATTCTATTGATGCTGCTGCAGGAGTTCCTACGGTAGAACAACTCGCTAACGTTCCTCAGCCAGATTTAACTGTTGGCCAACAGGCTATTCAAGCTCCTGCTAGCGGTATTAGTGGTCCAGGGATTGATGTGGCTGCAGTACAAAGCCCTGTTGTAAGTGATGCATCAGGCTCCCTTATTTCGCAAAATGTTCCGGTTGAACCAGTTTATCAACAAACTGCAGGCGAATTTGTGCTTTCAAACGAACCGCGTCCTTTTATTACTGGGCCTGAGTTAGGCGCAGACAGACTTGCAGGTGCTCCGTCTGGTATGAATTTTCAAAACTTTGAACCAAGTTATGGTTCTTTAACAAGGCCGGGAATTAACATGGGGGATGCAGCAATTAATCAAGCAACCCTTGGTGCTAACAACTTAACCCCAGAACAGATTATTCCTCCTAACGCTTCCTTTGCTCGAGGACCAGTATCTTTGGGACCGGAGCCTAAATCTTTTTTTGGAAAAACAGTAGACTTTTTTAACCCCGCTGCACGCGAAGCCTCTGGAATAGAAAACGCAGCAGATGTGTTTAATAAAACGTATACAAGAGTCTATGATTCGACTATTGCTTTGCCGGGGCAAACAGCAGCAACTGCCGGGGAAGCTGCTTTAAAAGCGGCTCAAGCAGCACAAACTTCGGCTTCTCCGGGGATATTTAATAACTATGGCCCAATAGCGGGTGCCGGTCTTGGTGCCGCGTACCTTGGCGGGGCATTCACGCCAGAAGAGCCGGGTAGCCCGAACCTTGCTCCAAAAGAAACTGGAACAGATCTCTTACGTGCCCAGCCTGGAGTCTATGGTACTACCCCAGGTGGCGCAAACGTTACATACGCTTCTTTGCCTACCGGGTATAATTACAGCCCAATGCAAATGTTGTACCGCCCACAGGTAACTATGGGCAATCCATACGGCAACATATATGGACAACGACGGATGTTTGCCCAAGGCGGTATTGCAGCAGTGGCTCCGGCTAAATTTAATCTGGGAGGATATGCCTCCGGTGGTATTGGTTCGATGGCTAAGAAATATCCTCGCCGCACCGGTCAAATTTCTGGGCCGGGGACAGGTACTTCGGATGATATTCCCGCCATGTTATCGGACGGGGAGTTTGTGATGACTGCAAAAGCAGTGCGCGGAGCAGGCAAAGGATCTCGCCGAGAGGGTGCAAAGCGCATGTATGCGATGATGCGCAAGTTTGAAGGAAAAGCATAATGGCTGAAATCACCGAACAGATAGTCCGCGAAGCGCCACAGATTGAGGCCTATAAACTAGGCCTCTTGGAGTCTGCTAAAAAGCTTTCAGAGCAGCCGTTGACGATGCCCGCCTATCAAGTGGCGGGATTGACTGAGGCACAAAAGCAAGCTGGCGCTCTAGCCACACAGGGCATTGGCGCCTACCAGCCGTTCTTACAGGCGGGCCAGACGGCATTAGAAACGGGCATTGGAACGTTGGGCCAGTCTCTTGGAGCACCGACCACGGCCCAATTACAGCAATACCAAAACCCTTACCAAGATCTTGTAACTCAGCAGGCGCTTGCTCAAATGCAACGACAGGCAGACATTGCCCGTCAAGGCACTGCTGCGCAAGCCGTACGTGCTGGAGCATTTGGTGGAACCAGAGAGGGTGTGCAAAGAGCAGAACTTGAGCGTGGCTTACAAGATGTAATGAGCCAACGCATTGCACAAGACTTGGCTCAAAACTATGCTCAGGCCCAAAATTTATTTGGTCAACAACAAGGACGTGCTTTGCAAGCGGCTCAACAGTACGGGCAGTTTGGGGTTCAACAGGCCGCTTTGGGCCAGGGCGCTCAACAAATGGGCCAGCAAGATATTTCTACGTTACTTGGTATCGGTCAGCAACAGCAACAGACCGAGCAAGCAATCCTGGATGCACAACGTGCCACGACATTACAGGCAGCGCTTACTCCATATCAGCAAACGTCCTTCTTGTCAGACATTTATAAGGGAGCACCAGGAACTCAGGTTGCACTGACGGCGCAAACTGCCCCACAAACGAGCCCCCTACTTCAGGCTGCAGGCCTGGGGATTGCTGGGTTGTCTGCTGCATCGGGAGCTAAAAAAGCTGGGTTGTTCTGAGGAAAACTTATGAAAAAGCCTGTAACACAACGCAAGATGTTTATGGCTGCCGGTGGCATGTCCGAAACCAACTCCGAAGGAATTATTTCGGGGTTCAACGATGAGGAACTAGAAGATGAATACGAAAACAGGACTCCTGACAACATTGAAATCATTGCTAACAACCTTCGTGGAGACATTCGTTCAATGGACGAAAGGTATCTGGAGCTCGCTCAAATGGTCGGCGAGTCAGCTTTCGAAACTCCGGAAGAAGTAATTGCTTTAATGCAAGCGCAGTTTGCGCAACCCCAGGCACCACAACAACCCCCTCCCGCTGCAGGCAGCGGCCAAGGCATTGCTGGGATCATGCAACCACCCCCTGCTGAGCCGCAAGGAATCATGCAAGGAGTTGCAGAACCCGGCATGGAACAACCAATGCCACAACCAGGCATGGAACAACCCGTACAAATGGCCCACGGTGGAATAGTCCATCGCCAATTGGGTAGTCCTCCTACCGGAGAAGTTGCACCGGGAAGACGTCCGCTTGGATTTATGCGCTTTATGGAACCGGGCTCGATTCCCGATCCACGGTCCATGGGTCCTCGTTCAACCCCTTTTCCACGGGTACAACTTGCACCTACCACTCCAATGACTGGTTTGTTAACGGGAGAAGGTGCGCAGTTCTTACAAAGTGGGGCCGCGCGTCCCGGAACATTGCCCCAACAGATTCCTTTGGCTACTCGTTTGAGCACTAACGTTTATGAAGCAATGCGTAATGCTCCTGGGTTTGCAAGAGAAGTTGGCCGTACGATGATGAGCACTCCTCAAGGAAGAGCCGCTGCCGTTATCGGCACGGGCGTAACTGCTGCACTTCCTTTCTTGGGTGGCAGAGAGCAAGCTCCTTCTAACCAACCCGCTGTTTCAGAGGTTCCTGGAGTAGACGCTCAAGGCCGCTATACACCAGTTCCGCTTACTACACCTGTTCGCGGAAAAACCGGAGATGTTGCAACAGATATTGGCGAGCTTCCGATGCGAGGCAAGACTGGAATACCTGGCGTGGATATTGGTGAAGAAGAGCCTGCTGCTCCCGCTGTACCGGTCCCAACAACAGCCGTTCCAGCTCCAGCAAAGGTAGCGGAGAAAGCTGAAGTTCCCGCTCCCAAAGCAAGAGGATTTAAAGAACGAGTTCAAGACAAGATTGCTATTTACAAAGATGTTCTTGGCGACGACGAGAATATGCGTCAAGCGCAAGCTTTATTCTTATTGGCTGAGGCCGCATTAAATGTAGCCGGAGCCCCAGGCAGATCCACCGCAGAGCGTTTGGCCAAAGGTCTTAAGGGCTTACCGGCAGGTATGGGCGCATTGGGGGCCGAGAAAGCTAAACAAGATTTGGCAATCCGTTCTGCCGCCGTTAGTTCGGTTGAGCAAGAGATGGCCGCTGAATCTAAGCAGGCTACTCAGCTTATGCTCAAGATGGCAGACCTTAACGCTAAGAATGCCGACATCAATACGATGGCGCAGTATCTTGTCGATACTGTAAACTTTAGCCCGGATAAAGCAGTTCAAGTTGCTAAACTATCCAAGGCAGGGGCAATTAAGACAAACGAAGCCGGAGAGATGGTTGACTTCACTGGCCGTGTAATTAATAGTCCTTATCGTTTAACAGACGGGGATGTCGGCTTCTTGCCCGCTGATGGATCAATGCCTTTTGTTTCGGTTGGCAAACGCAGTCTTGTCCCGGCAACGGCAAAAGATCGTCCAGCACTGGCCACAGAGCTCGGCAATAACCAGTCTATGGTTGGAGCGATTGAGCGTGTAATGCAATTGCCAGGGTTTGAATCTATGTTTGGCCCGTTAGCAAAAGTCCAAAGCGGTTTGACTAGCGTTATTACTCCATTCTTTGGCGCAGACGCTCCGTTTACAAACCTGCCCAAAGACGTCCAAAAGAACATCGCCATGGAACTTAGAAACGAGTTAATTCAGTTAAATGCTCGTAACACCTCTCGTCCTTCTGTTTGGGAACAAAAGCAGGTAGAGAAGTTTGTTGGCGATCCCAACGCTATCTTGACTTCACCAGAAGAATTCTTTGGCGTCTTAAATAACTTCCGAGTCAAAGCAATTAATCGGGCCAACGAAATCGAACACCAGTTGACTGGAGCTCCTCTCAAACAACTTGAGTCTATTCCTCTTGGAACGGCTAAAGATCCATTGCAGGCCAAAGATTCTGGATACCTTGGCGAATTCTTCCGCTTACGGCCAAGTGCTTCTATTTACATTCAGTTGCCTAACGAGAAAAATCCGCGCAAACTTACGGCTCAAGAATACTTTAAACAAACAGGACAGCAATAATGCCGATTATTACCTTTGCAGATGGCGTTCAACTAGACACATCTACAGGGCAAGTCGTTGGCCAAGGCGAGCCACAACGTCTTACTCCCACCGAGGCCCAAAAGCCTACGGTGGATATCCCATCTGAACCGGGCGCTCGTGGTGCATTAGACGCGCTCAAGCAACTGTCTACTGGGTTTAATACAGCACTTTTTGCTTTACCGGACGCTACTATTCAAGCCGTTGGCCGTGCTCTAAATGTACGTGAGGATCAAATCCCCACGTTTACTGCATTCTTTAACCGTGATGCAAAAGCACCGAAGAACACCGTAGAACGATTCGCTAACGCCATTGGCCAAGGTGCCGGTGGTACGTTACCGTTCACAGGGTTATTAGCCAGTGTTGCACGGACCAAGGCTCTAACACAGCCCCTGCTTGCCAATGCTTCTGTGTCTCAACGCGTGGCAAAAGATATGCTTGACTTCATCCGTCAAAACCCAAAGGCTGCGGTTTTGGCTGACATAGGTTTTGGTGGTGCTTATGGCGCTGCAGAACAAGCCGTTGAAGAAGTAGTAGAACCAGGCCAAGAATTAAAGGGCTTATTAAAAGCAACGGTTCCGATCGGAGCTACCGTTGCGTTGCCTGCCGCTGGCGCAAAGTTTTTGTCCCTTGCTGGTCGTTTGGCTGAAATCAGCCCAACTGTTCGAGCAGTTCGTGCCGCTCCAGAAATGTTTGGGGCGCAGACAGCAGAAGGTGTTGCTCAGGACGTCGTGACTCGCTCCATGCCCAAAGTGCCTATCATCGGTGGCCCGTTAAACTGGGTTGGAAGTAAGTACGCTGCTAATGCAGAAAAGAAAATTACTAATGTGTTGGCTCCTCTTTTCACGGACCCAGCAAAAGCTCCTCCGGGTGTTGCCGATGCATTGGCAGTTACTAAGCGCATTGAAAGCGACCCAGAACTTAACAATCTATTCTTGTTTACAGCAGGTGAGCAGACGCTTTACGCACCACTGATCACGGCCCAGAACAACACCGTTCGCAATCTCTCCGGCGAATTGTTGTCGAACGAACAGGCTCGTGTGGCACAAAACGTAGCCAACATGGGGAATGCTTTTGATCTGTTTGCACCAAAGGCTGCATTGCCTATTGATACTGCCTTGCGTACTACTTATGCGCAGGCCGTAGACACGATGACCCGTGCTGCACAGCGCGTAGCCACAACTACCGAAGACGAGGCTTTGCGCATTGCCGATACTTTTGCCATGCAAAACCTAGACGAGATTGGTGATAACTTGCGTCGCGGAATCTTCGGTCAAATGGATGCGCAATTTAAACGCATGACAAAGGCTCGGCAAGAAGCTATGGGATTAACAGGTATGGATGTCGAGGGCGTACGAACCGCCGTCCGAGCATCCGGTGAGCCTCTTCCTTATTTCCAAACAGCCAATCTAAAAGATTTTGCTAATAAGTTTACCCAGCGCTTTAAATTGACCCCGGACGAGCGGATGTTCCCAGAAGGAGCACCAGAGCCTATTCGTTTGGTACAGCGCGAAATGATGCGTTACAACGAAAAAGTTGGCGAAAAGACTGCAGAACTTCTTCCAGATATTATTGCCAGAGAAATGAGCAAGGATCCTTTCTTCTCTAAAGTAACTTTGGCTGACCGGGAAAGCGCTGCAAGAACTTACGCAGATTCAATTTTAAAGGGCACAGACAGAGTTAAGCTGCCAGAAGGTATTACTGGCCCAGACACCGCTACCCTTAAACGTGTTTTAGAAGAAGCCAAGGCACAGGCTGCCAAAGAAGTGGACTTCTCGATCACGATGCCCGAAGCATTGGATCTGTTGAACTCCGCCATGAACTTCCGCAACATGTCCATCTTGCGTGCAAACAAAGAAATGGACCTGGGCAATCCTCGCCAAGCAGCTATTGGCATTGTCAATCGTGGCGACGCCGTACTCAAAGACGTAGAGGACTTTGTGTTCTCTTCGTTCAAGAACAGCCCGCAGATGAAAGACTTCCAAGGCGAGTACAAAGATACTTTTGCTAAAGGCTACGATAAATTATTCCCGTTACTCATCACTAAGAAATCTCCCACCGGTGACTTCTATGTTTCCAATGAGCGCGTGGTTAACGAAGCATTAAAGAGCGCAGAAAACGTCCGTAACTTGAGGGCAATCTTCCAGGATGACCCTGAGTTTGTGTCAACTATGAACAAGGTCATGCTTGACCGTGCTGCACGAGCCGGGGTATTGGATAAAGACGGAACGCTAAGCCGCGCCAAGTACGATCGTTGGCTGCAATCAAACAAGAACATCATTGACATGATGCCTCAGTCGGTTCAAAGAAATCTTACTGACGAGGCTAAGTTTGCGGATGATTACGTTGCACGGCTCAAGGACATGAAAGACCGGCAAGATCTGGTCAAAGATGACGAGCTCATGTCTCTTTTGCAGAAGTCTGTTCGCCCAGACGCCGATCCAAAGAAGCTGGTCGAGCAAGCAATTAATGACCCTGCCATCATGCGCAAGCTTGTCAACACGGTGGGCAAGGACCAAGATCGACTAGACGCTCTTCGCCGCCAGGTTTGGTTCTCGGTCAAAGAATCTTTGTTTGACCCCAAGACTCCAAACTATTTGGCTGAATTTTTAAAGAGAAATAGCAAATCAATTGCTATGCTCTACACCCCAGAACAGCGCCAAAACTTAGATCTGCTTGGCGAGATCCAGCGTCGGGTGTACGTAGCCGCTCGTCCAGAAGGCACCCTTAGCGCTTTCCAAAGTGTGGATGAGCAATTGCGCTCACAAATCGGTGCGGGAATCGGAACAATTGAATCCACGGCTAGAGCAGCCATGATTCGTCAGATCAGCCCGATTCATGCTGGTGTGTCGTTGCTTACTCGCTTCATGGGCCGTCAACAAACGGCTATTTATGATGCCATCATGTACAAGGCGCTTACTGATCCTGAGTACGCCCATCAACTGGCAAAGGCCAACGGACCACTAAACACCAAAGAAAACATGAGAAAAATGGGCGAGATCACCACCGCAGCCGGTGGGTTCCTTCCTAATTTGCTCAAGGGTGTTCCTCGTGTGGCATCTATCGAAGCATCTCAGGCAGCGATGCCGGAAGAAGAGCGCCCCATTCCTACTCCAGAATTTACTCGTGGTATGCCCCCAGCTCGGGTCGTTCCCCGTATGCCAGCGCCCCCGGCTCCCGGACCACGGATCAGTCAGAGTCCTGCTGTATCCATGACGGCGCCTCCGCCAGCCCAGGCTGCGGGACGGAACGTTCCTGGGTTTGCGGAGCAGTATCAGGCTTTGTTTCCAAACGATCCTTTGGTGCCTTTGCTTCAGTCTCGGCAATAGCATAGAACTCCTTGACCTTGGCGTTCCAGTGGTCAAGATAACTTTCAAACTCTCGCCCGCAAGTAACGAACTCTTTAACAAGTCCGTCTTGTGAGGCCATGAGCACTACGCCCTGGCGGATCTCCGTGCCGTACATTTCGTTGTGTGCTGCAGCATAGGCTGTTAGCTGTATAAAATAATCGTCAATCCACTCACGTTTCTTCATCTTATTGGCCTGTTTGAAGTCTACAATGGATGGTTCTCCTCGATAAACTCCCACCAAATCGGTCGTCCCAGCATAGACACCGCGCCTGTAGACCATGACTTCGTTGCCCCAAACCTCGTCTAGCTCGGGAAAGTAGGCCTCCATAAGGCTTGCAGCCATTCGATAGGCCTTGTATTGATAGGCATATTTTGCTGGTTGTAATGGACGAAGTTTGACGTGAGATTCGATGTATGCGTGCATACATGTCCCTACTGCCGCCGCACTGTTCTTTATTTTCTCGACCTGCTCTTCCCCAACACGATTGGCCCATTCTATTAATTTTGTTTTGTCTTTAGTTTTATCTAATATGGTAGTCACGCTGGGCAGCTTTTCTCCGTGCCTGTTGACGTAACGACGCCCCTCCGGCAAGTCTTGCCTAGTCAAAGTTTCGTACTTGTATCGATTTATTTGGTTGATGACTAAATCAGCCATTCTTTTAACTCCTCTCCCAACACCTGGGTGGCAATGTTGATCTTGTTCTTTAGGGCCGTAACGATCTTTTCGTCCACAGACTTGGGTGTAATCAGGTCGATATACGTCACAGATTTGGTTTGCCCGATACGGTGAGCACGGTCCTCTGACTGCAGGCGTACCTCTAGGTCGTAACTATTGGAGTAGTAAATCATTGTGCTGGCAGCAGTTAGGGTTAACCCGTAGCCCCCTGTTTTGGGCTGCCCAATAAAGAATCTTAGGTCGCTGTCTGGATCTTGGAACCGGGTCACGATCTTTTGTCGTTCTTCACCTTCAGTAGCCCCGTAGTAGGTAGCCGCACATCCCCCGCCATACGCCTTTGAGAGCGCCCGCTCGATCGCCAGGATGTCGTGGGTGTAGGAGGCCCATATAATGACTTTCCCTGAGACCTCCTCAATACAGTCAAGGAGGGCGTCAAGCCGGTTGTTCTTGATCTCGCGAATTTCACCATCGTCTGTCTTTAAATGCCCACAGCATATTTGATGCAGCCGCAGAAGTTGGGTTAACGCAGTAGCCGTGGTGGTCATCTGCCCGTCTTCGAGCATGGCCAGGGCCATGCGCTTCATTTGATTGTAAAGCTCGGCCTGCTCGTCCGTAAGCAATACCTCCCGCTTGGTGTAGATCTTTGGAGGTAAGTCCACGCACTCTTCTTTGGTCACCCGAAAGGCAAAGGGATGTAGCTTCTCGCTTAATTCATCCAGCCGCCTGTAGCCCACTACTTGGTTAAAGGACCTCGGACCCATGGTTTTCTTGACCAAAACGGCGTAACGGGTCTGAAATGCAAAAAAGCTCGAAAAGCCCAATAGGTCGGGGGACAGAAAAGCGCACTGTGTGTACAGGTCTAGCGGGCTTTTGGTAACCGGGGAGCCGGTTAGGATCCGCCTATATTTGGCAAAGCGGCCTAGCTTATAGATGTTCTTGGTCCTTTGGGCTGACCCTGTTTTAATTGTGGTGCTCTCATCCACGGACATTATGGCGTTGTGGGAAAGTAGGAATTTTTCCGCAAATTTCACACCCTTTGGAGTAGAGAATGCCTCTACGTTCATGATCAAAATATGCAAAATATCGTCCGGCTCAAACATAGAGTTCAACGCTATTTCCTGAGCCTTATTGGGATTGGGCGACCATAGTGCGGTGCGGTACATGACATGGTCGGGAGTGTGCTTAGGAATCTCAAGCTCTGCCCAGTTCCGATAGACACCCTTGGGCGCTATGATGAGCGCCCCGTTGATTCGTCCATTGTCGTACAGCATGCACATATTGTTGATGAGCATGAAACTTTTGCCCGTACCCATGTCGGCAAACAATGCCGCTTCGGGCTTATCCCAAAAACGTGCTAGATAAGCCGATTGATGAGCATAAGGCTCATTCTTGAATCGATAGTCCAACATACTTTCTCTCTTTCTTGACAAGCTAAAATCTTTGCGATAGCATACACGAACTTATAGAAAGGAGAAAGAGGTAATGGCAAAAGTTTTTGTTGTACAAGAAACCATGCGCCACAACGTGTTGCCTGCGCAACAGTTTGGAGACTTGGTGTTCTTACTGCCCCCTCAAGTTCAAATCGGCTTTTCACCAGGACCAATGGTGAATCGCATGAAACGTGTGCTTAGGGATTTTACTGATCAAGACTACTTGCTTTTGATTGGAGATCCTGCTGCAATGAGTATTGCCGCTGCAATTGCATCGCAGTACAATAACGGCAAGTTCCGCTTCTTGAAGTGGGACAAACGGGAAATGAAGTACTATCCCATAGTAGTTGATTTAAACCAGAAAGGAGAAAGTTATGAGTAGCATTGATTTTGAAACAGACGCACGCGCAATCACTGTTGAGGATAACTCTTTAACGGCTATTGCTGCTTTAGCAAAGCAGGCTCTTTTGCTTGAAAAAGACATTGAGGAACTCGAAACCACGTTAGCAGAAAAGAAAGAATCTCTGCGCAACTTGACTGACGAGCGTATCCCCGATGCCCTCAAAGAAATCGGTATGTCAAAGTTTCAGATGACCGATGGATCTGAGATAGAAGTAAAACCGTTTTACTCGGCAAGCATTCCGGTTGACCGCCGAGGTGAAGCGTACGAATGGCTTCGTGCCCACGGGTTCGATGACATTATCAAAAACACCGTCTCCGTACAGTTTGGTCGTGGCGAAGACGATGCAGCAGGCGATTTGATTAGTTCAATTCGCAAGCAAGGGCTCTTGCCTGAACAGGCAGAGAAGATCGAATCCCAAACCCTTAAAGCTTGGGTTCGCGAAATGGTGGAAAAAGGCACGGATTTCCCCACGGAGCTTTTTGGCGCTTACACAGGCTTCAAAGCAAAGATCAAGCGTGCTAAATAACTTAAAGGAACTTTAATCATGAATCAATTAGCAAAGAAAAAAGAAACAGCTTTAGCAGTAGTTGACAACACAATGTTTGAGCAAGACGCCCATGATGGTATGGACAACATTTCTTCGGAAGATGTGGCGTTACCATTCCTGAAGCTTCTATCCCAACTTTCGCCTGAAATCGAGAACGTCAAGGGTGCAAAAGCAGGAATGATTTACAACACGGTCTCCGGGGAAGTCTATGATGGCACGCAAGGCATCAAGGTTATTCCTTGTCACTACGAGCGTAAGTACATCGAGTGGCAACCAAGAGGCTCGGGTTCCGGAGCACCGATCGCGGTCCACCCGGCAACTAGCGACATCATGACCAAGACTTTTCGTAAGCCTGGGGAAAGCAAGGACTACCTTGACAACGGCAATTACATTGAAAACAGTGCGCAGCACTACGTGATGATTGTTGGCGACGACGGTACTTGTTCACCCGCTTTGATTGTGCTGAAGTCTACGCAACTGAAGAAGTCGCGTAAGTGGAACAGCATGATGATGACTTTAAAAATGAATGGCAAGAATGGGCCGTTCACTCCTCCGTCCTATAGCCATGTCTATCGGCTCACGAGCAGCAAAGAGTCGAACGACAAAGGCACATGGTACGGTTGGGAAGTTGAGCGTGTTGGTCCTGTAGAGGATGCTACAGTTTATCACTCGGCAAAAGCGTTTGCGTTGTCTGTTAAGCAAGGCGAAGTAAACGTTAAGCATGATCAAGAGGAAGGTGCTAAAGCAACTTCTGATGCGCCGTTTTAAATTGAGCCCTGCGAAGCCGCCCCTTGTGGGCGGCTTTGTTGCCTTCATACAGAACCGAGAAAGCCAATGTCGGAAGTAGACATCACACGTTTTAAACAAATTTTTGCAGGCCTAGACATTGCGTACGGAACGTACAAGATTGAGAAGGAGCGGCAAGATGGAAAGCAAAACGGGAAAGCCACCATTGTCCGGCAATCTCCCACGGATGACCTTTGGATCAAGCATCTCAAAGGCGTCGAGCCAAGTCTCGGGATCATACCGATTCGAGCCGATAACACTTGCACCTGGGGTTGTATCGACATTGATATGTACCCCATCGATCACGTATCTATTATCAAAAAAATCAGACGGTTAGAACTCCCGTTAGTTGCGTTTCGTTCTAAGTCTGGTGGGCTGCACGTATTTATGTTCGCTAGGGAGCCGGTGACTGCGGCCTACATGCAAAAGAACTTGAAGTTGTTTGCCGCATACCTTGGGTATTCGGGGTCAGAGATTTTTCCAAAGCAAACGGAGATTTTAGTAGAACGAGGGGACACCGGTAACTTTTTAAACCTGCCCTATTTCGGGGGAGACAATGGCACACGTTACGCGTACAAAGATGACGGCTCTGCGGCCACACTCGAGGAGTTTTATTCCCTTTACGAAACCTATGCCGTTACTGAAGAAACCGTCATCAAAGAACCGGATAACGCTGCGGCTACTCCAGACCTCGTTGACGGTCCTCCGTGCTTACAGGTTCTTTGTTCCCAAGGATTTCCGGAAGGTACACGTAATAATGGACTTTTCAACATCGGAGTTTTTCTCCGTAAAGCTAAGCCGGATACGTGGGAGAACGAACTTATGGTTTATAACCAAAAGTTTATGTCACCCCCGCTTCCGTTAAACGAACTTAATTTAGTTTCCAAACAACTCAAGAAAAAAGAATATGGTTATAAGTGCAAAGATTCGCCGATTAACGGACACTGCAACGCATCGCTATGTAAGACTAGGAAATTTGGTATCGGTCAGTCTGGTGATATGCCAAGTATCTCGGCCCTCTCTAAGTATGCTTCTGATCCCCCGCTTTGGTTTGTTGATGTGGATGGGCATCGCTTGGAACTTACGACAGAAGAGCTCCAGCAACAGATTAAGTTTCAAGCTGTTTGCATGAACAAAGTCAACGTCATGCCTCCGACGTTGAAGAAACATGAGTGGGAAGGAGTACTCAATGGTTTACTTAAACAGATGGTGGAGACGCAGGCAATTACGGAAGCGCCGGAGGATACTTCCAGCGACGGGCGATTCTATGATCTTTTGGAAGAGTTTTGCACTCACCTCCAGACTGCCATGGATCGCGAAGAAATTCTTATGGGCCGTCCATGGACGAATGAGGAAGAGAAATTAACTTACTTCCGGATCAAGGACCTTGAGAACTTCTTAAGCCGAAACAAGTTTGTGATGAGCACAGTCAAGATTGCACAGCGTTTGCGTAATCTTAACGGCAGTCCATACTCCACTACGGTCAAGAACAGGACCGTACGAACCTGGCGCATCCCTGCGTACGAAAAACAAGACGCTCCCTTTGATGCAACTTTGCCTAACACGGGATCACCATTTTGAGCGTGACAAAAGTATTCGGGCCTCCGGGAACGGGCAAGACTACGTATTTGTTGAACGTTGTTGACGATCTTCTACAAAACGGTACGCCCGCTTCACTGATTGGATACTTTGCTTTTACTAGAAAGGCAGCACATGAGGCCAAAGAAAGAGCCTACGCTCGCTTTCAGCAACTCGACTTTAAACACGATCTCGTTAACTTTAGGACGTTGCATAGCCTTGCTTATGCGAGACTGGGCATCCAAGCTTCCCGTATCGCAACGCCGGAGAACTTCAAGGATTTTGCGGCTCTGGCCAAAATTAATCTCAATATCGATCGAGGAGACGAGTCGTGGGAAGTTCGCGCTGACCATCCAATTCTCAATGTCCTCAACCTTGCCCGACTCAAAGGGTCTGACCTCCGGGCCGAATACAACAGAAGTAACTTAGACATTGGGTGGCAACACTTTTATTACGTGTATCAAATGTATCGCAAGTACATGAATGATAAAGGCCTGCTCGACTTCACCGATTTGCTAGAAATGTTCGCCGATGCCGACGACACCTATTACCCCAAGCTCGAGGTCGCTATCATAGATGAGGCTCAGGATTTGAGCCCGCTGCAGTGGAAAATTGCTGACAGGCTCATAAAACGAGCCACCAAGTCCTATATTGCCGGGGACGACGATCAGGCCATCTTTGGCTGGGCAGGAGCGGACGTCCGATCCCTGCTCACGTACCCCGGGGATCAGATTGTTTTAAACCAGTCCTACCGCATCCCGAGGGTCGTTCACGAGTACGGCAATAAAATTATCAATCGGGTGAAATACCGTGTACCCAAGGTTTGGGACTCCCGTCCAGAAGAGGGTGAGTTGCACTTCTACCAACGCTATACCGACGTGGATTTAATCGATGGGTCGTGGCTTATATTGGCTCCAACAAATTACATGCTCAACAATGTGCATGAGCATTTAAAGAGCATGGGAGTTTTGTTCGAGCGCAATGGCATCCGATCGATTGGTGAAGGACCGATTGAGGCCGTGTACGCTTGGGAAGCACTTAGAAAGGGGAAAGAGATTGGAAGTAAAGAACTTAAATCACTGTACACGTACCTCGGATCAGAAGGAATTGCACGGGGCTTTAGAAAGTTTGTCGGAGATCCTGAGCAATCCTACAGCCTTGAAAGACTTAGAGCAGAAGGCGGATTGGTTGCTGACGACAGACCATGGTATGAAAGTCTTACAAAACTTTCCGACGCTAACCGAGTGTATATCCGAGCAGCTCTCAGACGCGGACAGTCACTTCGAGGAACTCCACGGATACGTCTCTCCACAATACACGGAGCCAAAGGTGGTGAAGCGGATCACGTTATCATTATCACAGATCTATCTTCTCAATTCACTCGCGAGCAAGAAGTAAACCCGGACGATATCAATCGCTTGTACTACGTAGGGCTTACCCGAACAAGGAAATCCCTACATATCATTTACCCTCAGGACCAATATAAGGCTTTTAGGCTATGACAATTTCATTGTTCCCCCAACTTAAAACGGAGTGGATGGCGCCGGAAGTATTTCCGGATTTGTCTTCCGCAGATGCAATTGCAATTGACTTAGAAACATGCGACTCAGGAATGAAAACGAGCGGCCCGGGATGGCCAACAAAGAATGGCTACATAGTTGGCTTTGCCTTAGCAGTAGATGGTTGGAAGGGTTACTTCCCGATCCGCCACGGGGGAGGGGGCAACCTCGACGAGAAGAAAGTCCGCAAGTTTGTCCAAACTGTTTTGGACTTACCCTGCGACAAGATTTTCTTCAACGCAGCCTACGACGTGGGCTGGCTGAAGGCCGAGGGCTTTACGATCAATGGGCGCATTATCGATGCGATGATTGCAGCGGCACTTATCGACGAGAATCGATTTAGTTACAGCCTGAATGCCTTAGGCTTTGATTACCTGCAGGAAACCAAGTCAGAGCAGGGCCTGCGCGATGCCGCCAAAGAGTTTGGCGTGGATCCCAAGGGAGAACTTTACAAGCTGCCTGCCTTGTACGTGGGTGAGTACGCTGAGCAAGACGCCGCTTTGACGCTCAAGCTTTGGCAGTTCTTTAAGATTGAAATGATCAAGCAAGAACTCAGCCCAATCTTTGAGCTTGAGATGGAGCTCTGTCCCCATTTAATTGAGATGACCTTTCGTGGGGTTAGGCTCGATCAAGACCGGGCCGAGAAGACGAAGAAGCTGTTCCAAACTCGCGAAAAAGAGGCCCTAGCCAAGATTAAGAGCCTTTCCGGGGTTCAGGTAGATATTTGGGCCGCTGCCAGCATTGCCAAGGCTTTTGACAAACTAGGGATCGAGTACCCCAAGACCGAAAAGGGCGCTCCTTCGTTTACCAAAAGCTTTCTCAACCACCACGCCCACCCCATTGCAACCTCTATTGTGGACGCCCGCGAGTACAACAAGGCCAACGGCACGTTCATTGAGGCGCTTTTGAGTTATGCCCAGTACGATGGACGCATCCATGGGCACATCAACCAACTTCGTTCTGACGATGGGGGCACCGTATCGGGACGCCTGTCCATGGCTAACCCCAATTTGCAGCAAATCCCAGCCCGCCACCCGGAGATCGGCCCTGCGATCAGGAGCCTCTTTCTGCCGGAGCAAGACGAAATATGGGCCTCCCTCGATTTCTCCCAACAGGAACCACGGCTCGCTGTCCATTATGCCAAATTACTGGAATTGAGGGGCGCGGAGAAGGCCGCAGAAGCCTACACCACTAACCCGGATACCGACTTCCACCAAACAATCGCTGACATGGCGGGCATTGGTCGTAAGCAAGCCAAGACGATTGGCTTAGGCCTGCTCTACGGCATGGGTAAGGGCAAGATGGCCACCGAGCTTGACCTCTCTACAGAGGAAGCTGGCGAGCTTATTGGCAAGTTCCACGAGCTTGTCCCATTCATGAAGGGCCTTGTCGTGTCGGTTCAGCAACGGGTGGACCATCCTGCCTCAAACGGGTCCGTTCGTACCCTGCTTGGGCGCCGATGCCGCTTTAATTTGTGGGAACCCATGGAGTTTGGCCTGCACAAGGCATTGCCTAAAGAACAAGCCGTCTTGGAATACGGACCACGGCTCAAGCGGGCGTACACCTACAAGGGCCTAAACCGCCTGATTCAGGGGTCTGCCGCCGATCAGACCAAGAAGTCCATGCTGGCCTGCATTCAAGGCGGGAAGTTGCCCTTGCTTCAGGTCCACGACGAGCTTTGCTTGTCCGTAGCCTCGATCGATGAGGCAAAAAAATTCGCCCAAATGATGCAAGATTGCGTTAAATTAGAGGTGCCTTCCAAGGTGGACGTTGAATGCGGCCCATCCTGGGGCGAAGCAGCGTGACCTCCTTCTCTCGCTGCTGCTTCTTCAAGCTTTGGGGCGGCCTTGCGCCGCCTCCTTTTTGTGCTACTATCCTGTAAATACAGGAGAGCACATGACCGACGCTACTAGATGGAAATCCGTAATGCTCAGGGTAGATTCTTACGATCTGCTTAAGCAAATCGCCGTTCGCGATCGTAGATCAATTGCGAGCATTCTCAACGAACTTATACAGAAAGAATGGGAGTGGCATTTTGGAGTCAAAAACCAAGAAACCCAGCATCAAGTCGTCAAAGACCCAGAGCGACGAGTCAGTAACCACGGACCACGGAACCCGTTCCTCGCACGCGGATAAGGTCTTGGAGTGGATTGATGAGACCTTTGAAGTCATCATTTACCCGAGTGGCTTTGAGGATTGCATTGTGGGGGTGGGAGAACGATTCGGGGGGCCGCCGGTGGCCGTACTGGATGTTGAGAAGATGTTTAAAAAAATGGAAAAGGATGGAATGACACGTGAAGAAGCGATCGAATACTTCGAGTTCAACATTTTGGGAGCCCATGTGGGAGAAGAAAATCCCGTTTACCTCCACATCCCGGACTTTAAAATTGAAACAAAAACTACAGGCAGAAAAGGAGCGCAGACAGAATGACTACAGAATTATCGAGCATCTTGGACCAGGATTATTCTGAAGCAATGATCCGCATTCAACAGTTGCACAAGCAGTTACAGAAAGAGTTGCGCGAAAGCAATTTTGTTGCAGCACGGAACACGGCCCGTAAGGTTGCGGTTGACGCAATGCTAATAGGCATATGGTGTAGAGAATTTGTTGACAAGCGCGAAAATCAGAAGTAATCTATTTGCATACTTTAGAAAGGAGAAAGCATGAATAGCACTAATATCAGCCCCTACGTTGTAGATGCTTGGGTGCGTAGTGGCAAAGCAGCAGAAACCGCACAAGAGCTTGCTTGGTTCGTTGCAATTGTTTTTATCGTCGTCGGCTTTTTAGCTTGGCGAGGAGATAAGTAATGCCCGTACACATTGATCCCAAAGACGAAAAGATTTGGAAGTATCTCGTGGAGCACAAGACTCCCGTGACACAAGAAAAGATGGCGAAGTATTTCTTGATCAGCAAAAGTCACGCAAGCCGCGCTCTTAATTTTTTTGTAGAAAGTGGCTTGGCAGAAATCATCAAGGTTGGCACAACTAAACTTTATCGAGTAAAGGAATGAATCCCATGCTAATAGCTGCGATTTCCGG